ATGCCGATGATTCAGAATTTTTTGAGAGTGGTGTCGATGAACCAGAGTCTGAAAACGAAATTATCGAGGACTCCGAGTCCGATTAAACTTCAAAGTTTAATCGACACAGATTACACGCCCCGCAAAGCGGGTCTCTCACCCACCAAAGGCGGGTGACCTATCAAATTTTATTCACAGTATTTTTGTAACTAGTTACAAAAATTTCCAGTTAAAATTCATCGTCAAAAGCAATCTCATTGTCACGAGCCGATGTTTCGGCCAATCCCTTTGCATACTCCCCCACACGCTTCTCGAAAAAGTTTGTCTTTCCCTCCATGGATATCATGTTCATCCAATCAAAGGGGTTTTCTGTTGTATAGTACTTGCGATATCCCAGCGACTGCAGGAGATGATCCGCCACAAACTCGATGTACTGACACATCAACTCCTTGTTCATCCCGATCATGTCCACTGGAATTGCCTCGCACACAAACTCCTTCTCGAGCTCCACCCCTGAAGTCACAATATCCAATACTTCAGCCTCGGTTAGTTTATTTACGATATTTTCTCTGTAGATATAACAGGCTACATCGCGATGTACACCCTCGTCACGACTAATCAACTCGTTGCTGAACGTTAGACCAGGCAACTTGCCACGTTTCTTCATCCAAAAGATTGAACAGAAACTTCCTGAGAAAAACACTCCTTCAACCACTGCAAAGGCAACTAGCCGAGTAACAAAGTTGTGAATGCGTTGTTCACGAGTCATTCCACCATCACCACAGCTCATGTTGATGAAGCGACGGCACCACTCGGCCTTTTTCTTCACAATAGGAATAGTTTCCACTGCCTCGAACAATTGCCGTTTTTCCTCAGCATCTTGCACATAGGTTTCAATGAGATCTGCATAGGTACGCGAATGAATATCTTCCATCATGATCTGGAAGTGGTAGTAGATCTCCAACTCACGATACCGCACAATATCCGCAAAATCATCACCGAGATTTTCATTCACTATAAAGTCGGAACTTGCGAAAAACGCCAACACCATTTTCAGAAAAGCTTGTTCAGTATTTTCCAGGCTTTCCCAGTCAAGTAGATCATCAGCCAAGTGTATTTCCTCGGGTGTCCACATGGATGCAACGCTATCTGTGTAATATTTCCAAATTCTCTCATGTCTGATAGGGTAGAGAGAAATGGGTTTTTCTGTTTCTAGGATTGGTTCAAAAGCGGCTTGACGAGTAGACATTTATTAGTCTACAAAAAATCTTCTTTAATCAATTGGCCAACACAGAACAATTAAATAATACCAATCATACAATAACAAACAAATGACAAGTAGCTCTTGAAGATGTTGATAATGGCTTTTCTTGCTGGATGATGAGAAACTAAACCTTTTTTCATACTATCTAACAAAATGTCAAACTGTCAGGGAAAGTTCTGGCTCGAACGTTTGGCAGAACTCGTCTGTAATTTTGAGGTTATTCCCACAACAAATATGACACTATCAGCGCAACTCAACGCGCTAACCCGACTTGTCGTCCTTATTTCAATCATCCTACTACTCTTCAACCTCCGCTATGGACTGATTTTTCTGTTTGTAGGGCTAATTTTCTTGATAATTTTATACTACACACAAAGAAAGAAGATGAGCTCAGTAGTCGAAAATTTTCTTCCATGGTCCAACAATGCAAATTCACTTGGACCTCCTCCAGGATGCTCACTACCCAACCCAGGTTGTACGCCTCCTCTAGCTAATTGTACCCCCCAAACCGCCCCACCAAGTTGTGGGCCCAGCAACAACTGCCCTGGACCTTGCGGAACAGCAGCAGAAGTAACTTATTTCTCACCAGCCAGTGCCAATCTCGCCGGTAGCCCATGTCCCCTTCGGCGTTCTCCAGATCGTCCCCGACCAGCCAATACCCCCGAATCAACCCGATTTTGTCACAAAGAATGGCCAGTTGGACCCCAAAATGGCGATTTGTTCAAGGGTGCCTATCCACGTGTTTACTCAACTCCTGTGATTGTACCTCCATCACATGATTTATGCTCCTGGCGAGCAAATGATCTTGTGGTCCACTCCCATATCAACGCAGAGACCGAAGAACCAATCGGTCCTGCTGGATATATCTCACAGCCATGTTGTGATGAAAGGTTCAATAAGCCATTCGTACCTACCCCCGAAGAATCACTACCAACCTATCGCTACGTCTACAAAGATGGTACAGTAATTGGCGGAGAACATCACAAGGGTATTACTAAGTATGGCTCAGTATTGGAGAGGTACTCGGCTTTGCCGAGCGCGCCCAGCTCCGCTGATCATCCGCAGGATGTGTCCCTTACCTATGGAGAACCAATCGGAGAATCCACACCTGAACAGACATCACAGCTGCGGGAAAACTTCGATTTCAAGACCGGGCACCATGATGATGTACCTTTAGCACACTTTGTGGATCATCCAGTCCTACACCCAGAAGTGGTTGCCGCATTGCATAAACAATACCAGGCAGGAAAAGACAAACGCCCCTATGACGGAACAATGTGCGTTGGTAGCAGTGATGTACTTGACAGCTGTAACTACGATCCCAGCCAGCTATTCAAGTACGATCTACCTGTCAACTATCAATCAGCACCCTGTCAACGTACAGAGGAAATGGCGGACTACAACAGGAACCTGTTTACTTCGTATATTCAACCAGGAGTGTTTTACAACAACGAAAAGTGGGAACCAGCAATCTGGAATGAGGGTATATCCTTCACACAACAATTCGGCCCTGTAACAGAGCGAACAACCGATCAGGGAGATATCATGTTTACTGAGCATGATCCACGGATTGTCGAGAGACAAGAACGCGAATTTGTAGAGGGTATTGCACCCTGGAATACCACCGACCCCCGTTCCGCAGGTTATGGAACATCATACCGCGGATACCTCGATCATGTCACTGGTCAGGCAAGATTTGCCTATGATGACATCGATGCTATACGCGAGCCTAACTACATCGTTCGTAGCAAGATTGATAACCAGTTGTGGGCAGATTCCTATGGACCACTCACGGATGAAGATGTTTGTGGTAATGACCATACTGGAAATATTAGGAAACTTGCACAGGATGCGTGGTTTAATCAAACCAACTCTCATAGACTTGATCTACAACAATCCCTCATGCGCAAATATAACAGTGAAGTGGCGCCCGCCAGAAAGATCGCACCTTTGCGTGCTGATGCAAGGTCCAAACTTTGCCATTAATTTTATCAGTTTACTACTGATAAATGGGGAATTCTTCAACAACGATGCAAAAAGAGCATCATATTGCATGTGAAATAGTAAAAAACCCAGAGGTTAACGAACTAGTCACATACCTAACCAGTCGAATATTTGGTCTTACATACGATTATCTACAACTGAATGGTAAAAACCCCCATACAGAACTAGGTAAAATTCTCGGTGGTACCTCCCCAGAAAATGCAGGAACTGTTGGGCAAGATTTCAAAACCCTATATCAAGTTGCTTATCACGGCAATCTACGAGAAAAAATGTCAATGATAATGTATTTTTCATACAACATTTGCCACCTTGGATGGTTTTTGCTTATTGGGCTATATAACAATGATCTCACTGTTTTGCAATTAATTAGAAAGTACAATATTTCTACCGAAGACTTATGGAGACGTATCCGACGTATCGAGAGTATTATGGCAGCAGAACTATCAGATATTATTGACCTATGCCCGGGAAGTGTTGTGACCTGTCAGAATTGTGATATTATTTGTCGCGGTAACTACCCAAATGTTTGCACACTTTTCAACTTTCACTCCGAGGGGCCTGTGTCATTTAGCCGACAAATGAACCCCAAGTTGCGTGCTAAACAAACACAAAATCCAACATCATGGAAACAATCCCAGATTTGTCCGCCACTTTCCAAACGAGAAAAAAAGCTATTGGGCATCACATCCAAAACCCAACCTCTACCCTGGCGAACAGGTCGTAGTACCATCGAACTTAATCCGGAAAACCCGTACGTCATGTTGGATAAACAGAGTGGTACATTAGCTATTGGTGGCCCGAGTGGTCACAGCGATCTACTCTTCAACTCTGCTCTTATTTTTGAGCCAGTGTATAGGAATATGCGTCTTCGCAAACTATTTACTCTGGCATTAATTGGCTGGATGGCCTCTCTGGATCATAGTATTCACAGTATTGCAGAAGCCCTCAGTGTACCTCCATTTAACATGCCATATGATAATGATTGGAGTCCGATGCAATATATTCACATACTGCTGAATTGATCCAGCAAAAATTATTCATGATATGATAGTAATGCCCAGTAATAGAACAATAATTGCTATTGATGGTAGTGTTGGGGAAATATGTGGGGTATGGTTTTATTGCATTGGCTCCTTTATCGGATTTTGTTACACAGTAGTTATATTTGCGGGGTTTCCCTACTCAGTGTATTATACAATACAAGGAGATGATCGTAAACTTGTGGCTGGATTATTGGGGGCGAGTAGCGCTTCACTTTTGGGAATTGTAATAATATGCGCAATAGGCTTTCGCATCTATTGGCAGGAACGTGTCCAACAAGCAATGATAGGTACTGAAGAACCTCTTGTTATTGGCACTCCAGTCTCACCAGACTTGGAATCTCGAGTTGCACCATATCATGTTATTACAGCACAGTTTTGACTTATTACTGTTAGGTAATAAGATTTCTTGTAAGACTCTACTGTGGATACCACCAGGCAGAGTACTTACTGCGGTTGCTCAGCCGTTGCTGTTTGGAAATAATATCCTCGCGGTGTGCAGATAAATCGTTGATTTCACTCAGACAACCCCAATAACCATCTTCACCTTGACAGGCTGCTGGGTTATTGCCGTAGGAAACCTTACTACACAGCTCGTACTGGGGTCGAGCAACACCCATGGGAGTTTTGTAGAGATAGGCGGATGATTCTGAGGGCATAGCATAGACAGGCTGGTAAAATGCGTCAGCTGTCTCTTTGTCTATATAATACTGATATTGCCCTGTATGGATATCCTCATACCCCGCGTAGATTCCTTTGCCCTGGTTTTGACATTGCCCAGTACCGTAGTTGGGACATGGCACATCATTCATGCGTACCTTGCCGGTAAGGGGTGGGCGGTCAAGCACGAGAAGTTCTCCGGTGGTATCTTGGATAAGGCGTGGATCATGGCTGAAATAAGTTGGTTTATTTGCCCCACATTCGCGTGTATTACAGTTAAATTCCTGAAAAGAGGGATCATTGACTACTCCCAAGCCACCAAGGACTTTGAATCCTGGGTGCCCAGCTGGAGATGTTCCGGTACGGCAATCAAAATAAGTTTTACATTCAGGTTCTCCTTCTGGACCATAGGCCAATGAGCGACAGTTGCGCAGGCGGTGTTCGCGACAACCATAGCAATGACAGTCTTCTACCTTAGCCTGACTAGGGTCGTTAACATGTTGTTCCATTTATTAATAGTTCTCGAAGAAAAACATTCGCTGTGGTCGTCTACGTCTGACTTTTATGGGAGGCGTCTGTGTGAGATTGTGCGCGTTAAAATTACCATACAGTGTTGTCCACCTGGTGAGTTTGTCGTTGCATTCCTTCATTTGGTACTCGGTTTTGATTGTGTTGGTGATTAGCTGAATTGTGCGATCAGTCAAGTCACGAATCATATCATCTGTGCCACTACCGGGAATGGTATATCGCGAGTAAATATCTCCAGTTTTTGGCACATAGCTTTCCCAAATACTTGACATGGCATGTGCAATGGTCTCATCGGGAACAAGAATGGGGCGTCCATCGCTGCGTAATCCCTCAAGAAGTTGGGTAATTTTGCGTGAAATGAGTCGGATGCTTTCGGGAGAGAAAAAATTTGCAATTCGACTATTCCCATAGGAATATCCAACATGACGGACGAACTGTTCATCGGCAGATACTGGGATAGAATTGGGTGAGCATTGAATAGTAGTTGATGGGCCTGCGTTGTACGGGCCAACGATCCAATCGGCATGTTCCATTTGTTGAGGTCAAAGAAAAAATGACTTAAATATGCCAATAGATTTTTGTAAATGGCACAGCCACAAATGATAGTGTTAATCTTCAGTAAATACTCAGAGTTGTGTGGGCAACTAATCAATATGATACAAAGCTCGGGTGTTGATATTGCCGGCGAAACTGGTATGGTACCGTTGTGCATTGACAAGCAAAAGATCCGTCAGAAAGTCATGTCTGATCGTCAGCTGGGAGTTACCACTGTTCCATCACTAATCATTGCATATTCTGATGGCACAGTAGAAAAGTATGATGGTATAATGGCTGTCAACTGGGTACAAAATGTTATCCAAAACCTAACAGCCATGGCTCCTCCAGTCCAACAACCTCAGCCAACTCAACAAACTCAGCCCCAACCGGTCCAACAACCACAACAACCACAACAACCACAACCTCAAGTGACCCAGATTCAGCTGCCTCAATCTACAGAAATATCACCAAATAACCAACCAGAAATGATAAATCAGCCTAATGTACCTGGAGGTTTACAGGGAACATCGATAGAGGATTTACCGTTTGATGATGACGATGAGCTTGCACAGGGGGCTCAACGCGCTTCTGAGTTTTTGAGCCAACAACGTCAATCGTCAAGTGCAGGAAGAAACGATGAGAAGTCTCGTAAAGCTGCAGATATTACCAATCGTGCGCAAAACATTGCAAAGGAACGTGAGATGGAAGACAAAAAGTTCACGCGTCCTGGAGCTCCCTCAATGAAACACAATTAGATTTTACAGCATTTGCTGTAAAATTATGACAAATCACCGCTTTTTCCTGTGCAAGATGCAGAACACCGTCTAATCTGTGTAACACTCCGGCTGGCTGTGCGCATTGCTTGTCGCATTCCGGTCGGAGTAGCCGCAAAATCCAGAGAATTGCTGATGCTAAGTCGTTGTGCTGAGGTAAAGCTGTCTTGATTCGCACCAAGGTAGATAAAGTGCCAGTTGGACTCTGTCTGAACACGTGCGATGAGTTGTGCTGCTGCGCGTAGATCGCAGTTTTGTGATGTATTATCCATACCATCCGTAAGAATTACACAAACTACATCACGGGAATGTGGGCCATTCAGTTTATTCATGATTGCTTCCTGAATCGTGTCGTATAGCGACGTTGTTCCGTCGGGTTCAAAGTCGGTGAATTGGGGTACTTGGGAGAGTGGTACATTGTCATAAACACGTTGGAAATTGGTGCTAAATGTATACATAGTGAGTAGTGCGTTATCATCGGTCTTTTTCTGCTCTTCGATAAATTCATTGATGGAGGTAATGGGTGCGTCGCCCATGCTCTGCATGCTGCCGGATTTGTCAAGGATAATCAAAATGCTACTCGAGGACATTTTTTTGGAAAGTTAGTTTTCATTAGTATCAATTAGGCAGATTGGGCTGACACCCTCAATGACTATATCTTCCCCACTATCCATCATGAATGTTAGTTCACTTTCCCCAAAGAATTCAGGTGTGATTTGATCAGCATGTGATGCAAATGCATCAGCATTTGGTCCGAGGTAGGGACGGACATTGTCTGTCACATCATCACCGTTTCCGTTAATTACCATAATAATATCGTCAGGGCCTTGTGTATTTTTCACGAGAAGTTTGTGAATACGACCGCGAATGGTAAAGGTAATTTCGTAGGTATTGCGATCGAGTTGTTTGACAGTGCGATTAACATAGGACAACAGGGTATAGAACATAGCTTTGCAAAGAATAACGCAGCTAATGTATAATATTTTTGCCAGGTTCCTATGTCGAGTTGCGACGAGGCGGTTGAGGGATTGGAAGCGCTTGAACTTGTCAGCGATAAAGTTGACACCATCAAAATAGTAGAATCCTGCGGCAAGACCCGCAAATACTAATGTTGCAGCATACCAGTACATTTATTTGTATTACCAGCAGCAATGTTTAACCTAATTGAAATGTATAAAGTTGCTGAGACAGTTTAACAAAGAATTTTATGCAGGACGACGAAGATCGAATACCCCTTGTAGACCCGGTCGAGGTCGTGGACCGAGGGCCAGAGGATGACCATGGAAATATTGAGTATAAGCGCGTTCTTGTGGGTAAAACTGAGGAACGTCTGGAGCGTTTAGCAACCCAGATGCGTTATCGCGTTGAAGAGGGTGGTGGTGAGGCAATCTACGTGATTGGCATTGAGGATGATGGAACGCCCTATGGAATAACTGATGAAGAATTTGCAGAGACATTCCAAAACTTGCAGACAATTGCCCAGAAAAGTAACTATGCACTTACCTTGCTCTCCTCGAAAATTGTCGAAGAGAATCGCAAGATGTACGAGGTACTTGTGCGAGAAATCAATGAGCATAGCTATAGTGAGGTGCGCGTGGCTGTGGCAGGATCAGTGGACTGTGGTAAGAGTTCGACACTGGGAGTCTTGACTTCAGGACAACTTGATGATGGACGTGGTAAAGCGCGTCTATCAGTGTTCAATTTTCGTCATGAAGCCGAAACAGGACGTACTAGTTCAGTAGCTCACCATATTCTCGGGTTTTCCGCCACAGGCGAAGTTGTGAACTATGAATCTGTGTGGGGTAAAAACTCATGGCGTGATATTATTGAGCGCAGTAGCAAGATTGTGTCATTCATTGATCTTTGTGGGCATGCCAAGTACCTACGCACTACTATTACAGGACTATCATCTGCATTGCCCGATCTTTGTCTAGTGTTAGTAGGATCGAATATGGGCGTGTCTCATATAACCAAGGAACACATCTTTCTCTGTCTTACCCTGAAAATTCCATTTGCTATTATCATTACCAAGATTGATATCGGTAAAACACGTCCAGAGGTGTACAAAGAGACCGAGGAGATGATACAGAAAATTCTACGTCTCCCAGGTATACGTCGCTTGTCCTATAGGGTTAATAATCAAGATGATGTGATATCCTGTGCGCAAAAGATGAGCTCCCTGTCGGTCACTCCAATTTTCCATACATCCAATGTTACCGGTGAGGGCATTGATCTACTCCGTCAGTTCCTCAACTTACTTCCAACACAAAAACCCGAAGTAAGTTCGGGGGTCCTCTACTATCTTGACACAACTTTCCGCGTACAAGGGATTGGCACGGTATTGGGAGGATACCTTGTCAAAGGTAGTATTGCAGTGAATGATAAGTTATTTTTGGGTCCTATCGGAGAACGTGGTACATACGAAACTATACAAGTGCGTAGTATTCACTCCAAGCGTGTACCAAAAACCCGCGTTGACGCTGGAGGTTATGTGTGTTTGGGCATCAAACGTGCGAATAAGCAAAAAATCCGCAAAGGGTCTGTAGTAGTTTCGCCTGATAATCAACGGATGGTGCGCAGTTTTGTAGCAGAAATTAATGTGTTACAGAGTCCAACAACAATTCGTCCTGGATATGAGCCAGTTGTACATATTCGCAATGTTCGTCAGACAGTTAAGCTAGTAGATATTCTCTCAAATCTCAAGTCGGATGAAACGGATGTTCTGCGTGCCAAGGATATCGCAGTTGTGCGCTTCGAGTTCCGTTACCGACCAGAGTACATCGCAGTAGGATCACGGTTAATTTTCGCAGAAGGATTAATCAGGGCAGTAGGAGTTATTAAGGAAATTAATTGAATATTCTAAACAAATATTCAACAGCATAAATGGCCGAAGCGCAAAACATTATCCCACCACGTGTGAAAGTTATTCTGGCTGCTGATACCAACTTTGGTATTGGTTTGAACGGTAAATTACCATGGAAAATTCCGGAAGAACTACGATTTTTTCGTGAGGTAACAATGAACAATGTTTTGATTATTGGTCGTAAAACTGCCGAAACTTTGCCAGCACTCACCGGACGAACAATCTATGTTGTTTCAAGATCAGGTCCATCTATCGAAGAAACTGTGCGTATGGCTAAACAGGCACATCCCGAAAAAACTGTGTTTATTGCCGGAGGCGGCGAAGTATATGACTATGTTTTTGAGCACATGCGCGACTGGATTGATGTGATTTACCTCTCAATTGTCAAGGGGGAGTATGAGTGTGACGCATTTGTACGTAAATTCCCCAAAGACTTTGCATCAGTACATACGTCAAAAGAACAGGAATATACACGCTATTCCCTGATGTATAGTGAGATGGAGGGTAAGTACCTTGATCTCCTAGCAGATATCTACATTGACGGTGAGACACATATCGGGCGTAATGGACCGGTGCTTAGTACATTTGGCAAGCATCTACAGTTCAATCTTCTGGAAGCATTCCCGTTGCTCACAACAAAAAAGATGTTTTTCCGTGGAATTGTAGAGGAACTACTCTTTTTCCTTCGCGGCGAGACCAATACAAAAATTCTTGAGGAAAAGGGAATCAATATTTGGAAAGGTAATACCTGTCGCGAGTTCCTAGATGCCAATGGCAAGAGTGAGTATTCTGAGGGTGAGATGGGAATTATGTATGGCGCGCAGTGGCGCCATTTTAACGGTGAATGGAGTCCTGGAGAAAGGGTCACAGGTGGGATTGATCAACTTGCAAATATTATCAATCTCATCCGCACAGATCCAGGATCACGCCGAATCCTTATGACAGATTTCAATCCTAGTCAGGTGCATACTGGGGTGTTGTTCCCTTGCCATTCCTTAATTATTCAGTTCTATGTCGATGGGTTGTTCTTGGACATGTTTTGCTATAACAGATCATCAGATGTATTCCTGGGCCTGCCGTTCAATATCACATCATCTGCATTATTACTCTTGATTGTTGCAAATGTTACCAACCTAACAGCTAGGCATCTGCACATCTCATTGGGTGATACGCATATTTACACAGAGCATCTTGCAATGGTGAAGGAACAGTTATCGCGCGTGCCATACTATCCCGCACACATTCGTATAAAAAAGCAGTTACAAACCGTTGAAGATATTGAGAGGTTGGAATATGGGGACTTTGAGTTGATTGACTATGAGTCATGGCCGGCAATCAGGGCGCCAATGGTAGCCTAGATTTATTGTACTAACAATAAATGTGGATTATTATAGTTGCGGCAGTCCTGTTGGTTATTTTATTACCCGTATATATTATCGTATTGTCGCGTGCATTAGCTCATCACGAGATTGATGATTTACACCCTCTTTTAATTTCCCCAGATCACCCCGATGTGTTACGTAGTAAATATCTCTGGGTAATACCGATGTATATGGGCGCACCAATCAG